CAGCGTTAGCTACTACCAACGCCTTTGGGGCAGGGGAGGGCCCGGGGCCCCCCGCAGTGGACGCCCTAACCTTTGTGGCAAGCATTAGGCGTCCCCCACTCGAGCGCCGTACAGGACGGTGCTGACTTTCCACAGCTGAATAACAGTCACACTTGCTGTGTTTAGCGTGGGCGCTACCCCGGCATTAGTCTTCCATGACACACTTGGCCAGGTGATTGCGTAAGCTGCGCCGTCGTCAATTAGCAAGGTCATGGACTGACCCGAAGCAAAGCCCGTGGCTGTAGGGCTGCGATTAGCCCCCAATGTCCACACTTGCACGGTGCCGTTGGACGGATCAAGATCAACCGATGCACCATCGGTAATGGTAAACACCTCTTCGGTGTAGTCGCCGTCAAAAACAAGGTTGGTGATTGTTGGAGCATTAAAGTACGACACCGCCTGCACGACGTTTACCCCGTCCACGTACAGGTGCATCTTGCTGCCGTTAGGGACCGTGATGCCCGTTCCTGCAGCCGTCTTTACCGTAATGCTTTGAGCGCCTGTTGTGTTGTTCTGAACAATGTACTGTTTCTCAATTGTCGGGACAATCAGCTCACGTGTCGCGGTTAAACTGCCTGTGGATGTAACGTTAAGGACCAAGGCCCGCGCTGTCTGAAGCGCAACAGTGTCAGTAAGCCCGATCGTCAGGTCTGCATCTGTCGTGAAGACAGGATTGCCAAGGCCTGTGATGGCCTGTTCAATGGCCGTGCCAATGTTGTCATTGGTAGTTTGCCCCCAATTGCCTGCCTGGTCTCCAGTGCCAATGAGCTCAAACTTCAGGTCTGAGAAGGTGCTTGCCATAATGCGTCCTTATGTAGGAATTGTAGCCCATACAACGGCGTTAGTGTCGTTTACAGGGCCCCATGTAACAGTGTTGTTGTCGTTTACAGGGCCCCATGTAACAGTGTTATTGTCGTCGATAGCTCCCCAAACAAGTGCACTTGAAACCAGCCCCGTTGCCTGTACCCCAATCACTTGAACTGCCACACTTACAAAAACAATTTGTCCTACGGCGCCTGTCGCCTGCACGCCCGTGAGGGCCACAGATGCGGTGCCTTGTGTTACTACTTGGCCAACAGCGCCTGTAGCCTGTACGCCCGTGACGGTTACTACAGCAGCAGCATCTACCGTTACTTGGCCAACGGCGGCGGCTGCCTCAACTCCAGTGACGGCGGTGCTTGCGCTTCCTGCCACTGCTACTGAACCAACGAGAGCTGCTGCCGACGCTCCTGTAACGGCCACGGCTGCTGCTGCTTGTACGGCCGCCTGGCCGACAGCTGCTGCTGCCTCAACACCAGTAACAGCGACGTCTGTTGCCAAGTCAACCGTTACCTGGCCAACGGCTGCTGCCGCCTCTACACCAGTAACGTCGGCGACTGCCGCACCCTCAACCGTCACTTGGCCAACAAATGCGTTGGCCTGCACCCCGGTAACAAAAACGTCAACAGAGCCTGCGGTGTCCACCGTTACTTGGCCGACAAGGGCACTGGCCGCTACACCGGTAACAGCGACGGCAGACGCGCCCTCTACCGCTACCTGACCAACAAATCCGCTAGCCTCTACCCCAGTAATGGGAACGGAGGTCACCAGCTCAACCGCTACCTGACCAACAAATCCGCTAGCCTCTACCCCAGTAACGACGACTGCCGACGCGCCCTCTACCGATACCTGACCAACAAATCCGCTGGCCTCTACCCCAGTAACGGCGACTGCCGCTGCACCCTCAACCGCTACCTGACCAACAAATCCGCTAGCCTCTACGCCGGTAACTGAAACAGCGACAGACGCCGCAGTATCTACCGTGACCTGACCAACGGCAGCATTGGCCTCTGCCCCAGTAACGGCGACTGCCGCTGCACCCTCAACCGCTACCTGACCAACAAATCCGCTGGCCTCTACGCCGGTAACTGAAACAGCGACAGACGCCGCAGTATCTACCGTTACCTGCCCGACAAAAGCAGTTGCAGCTACGCCTGAAACGGAAACCAGAGCGTCGGCCGATGTCTCGACCTGTCCAACAAAAGCAGTTGCAACTACGCCAACAAGATTGACAGATACGTCTTGCGGCGGCGTGACTGTTCCTACCGCTCCAGTTGCGGCAATGTCAAGCGCGCCTTCCCCCCAAGGCTGTTCTCCCCAGCCTACGCCAGACGCGTTCCATCCGTCAAAGGCAACAGCTGCATTGGCCATCTACAGCTTTTATGCAATTCGGATAATCGCATTTGTAGCGTCAGCAGCGGGGAAGATAATGGTAAAGGTGCCTGCAGTAGACGTCTTCGCACCCCCGAAATCCAACACGACAACACTTGGATTGCCCGCAGCCGTGTCGTTGTAGATCAAGGCACCATATGCAGTGATAGTCGCGCTGGTGAAGGACAAGTCAGCAAAGTCCGTAAACGCAGTTGTGCCGCTAGACGTAGGCGTGACGTTTGTCAATGTGCCGCCGCCCGCTGCGTAAGAACCAGAGTTAGCCACCTCGTTGGTAGCAGTGTAGGCTGTTGTTGCAGCCGTGAAAGAAGCGCTGTTGTCGTACAGTGCCAGCTTGAACGTGTCACCGGTGCTGGCTGTGAAATTGTGTACAGCCCGCATCAGCTCTGTCTTAAAGCTTGTGCACATGAAGTTGCCTGAGAATGCCATTTTAATCTCCTAGTAAATGGACCAAGTTGGGGTGACCGGCTTGGGTAAGCCTAGCTGCAATTGTCGCTCTGTCCTGCTCAACTGCCTCTTTCAAATAGAACGCCACTACCTGCTTGACGTTCTCTTTGAATGCTCTAGCCTGCGCCTGCACCGCTGGGTGCGACTGGTCGCCGACGTAAATGATTTTGTCGGCAGCGCGAACCGCTAACTCTTCTGGAGTCCAGCCTCGTGACTGCGTTGTTTCGACAAAAACGCTTCCTACAAAAGATTGAGCAGGGGAAGTAATCATGGTCCGGGTGACTCCGATTTAAGTGGGATACGAAGCATACCATCTCGATATTCGTCACGACGGCGACGACCCTGCTGCTCAGTGCCCAAGCCTTGAATAGCCTCTTTATATGCAGCGCGGAAATACTGCATCATGTCCGCTGGCCCCTTAGTGTAACTATAGGCCTGGATCAAGCACGCATACAAGAGCGCCTCTGGCGCATTGATACTGATCCAAGTCGTTGGGTTAGCCGACGACAGCTGCGCTGGACGGTAGATGTAGCCCAGCTCTACGCTGTAGTTTTGATTAGGCGTGGGGGCAATGTAGAACGTGTTCTGGTCCCACACCGAATAGTATTTAGGAATGCCTTGGGTAGTTCCGTTGGCCCAGTACTCTTTCATAAAAGAGGTGTCCCTAAAATCCAAGAAAATTTGCTCCCCGCTAGCTGGTGTCAAAATCATGTAGCGATGTGTAAGCAGGTCCGAAGGGGCACTCAAGAACTTGTTACCCTGAGTCATGTTGCCCGTGACCTCTAGCTTAAAAACATCGAGGTCTATCTCGCGAAGAATCTGGTTCTCCGCCATCGTGATAAACGTGTTGATCACCGACTCGGTAAAGACATTGCTGCCCACCTCGGTGTAGTTTCGGATGTTGGTGACAAGTTCGTTGTAGTTCATGTGATGCTCACAGTCACTTTTCCGACAACACCCTGCGCGATAAGCGCTTGATCTTGCACATAAGGACGCATGTTAGCCGTGCCCAGGACGCTGCCGTAACTCTGAAACGCCGTGAAGCCCGGTGCGCCAACAAAGACTGACACAGGCTCGATGCGATCGGGACGCGGATCGCGCAATGCAATGGCATCACCTCGGTAGCGCAAGGGCTCCAACTGAGGCTCCTTGGGCTCGTAATCGTCAGGGCAGACCATGAACCCGCGCCAGTTCTTACGCAGTATGTTGTACTTGTAGCGCTGGCCACAGTAGTCGCACAATCCGTAAGAATAGATGCCGGTTGCGAAGGCCATGTCATACCCCCATGTCCGGCACAACCTGCACGCTGGCGGTGTCTCGGTCTTCCAATGCGGCGCGCTGGAAATCTTCTTCGTAAATCGCCTTCAAGGCCGCAGTCCGGTCAGCCGCAAACTTAAGCGACAGGTAGTAGGCCAGGCCAGAAGCCAGGCACGGCAAGAACCTGAAGTTCACGTCGGCCGTGTTGGTGTAGCCACCGGCGTCTTGAATGCGGCGGATGCGGTAGTACACGAACGTGTACCCGGCAGCCGGGGCAGGGTAAAAGTACACCTTGGGGATGGTGGTGCGCTCGACGTAGAACTGCGCTGGGCGGGCCTGCGTGGTCTTGTCGGGGACGTTGAGCCAGTCTTCCCGACTGATGCGCTCAATGTACACATCCGTGTTGATGCCTTGGTTGTTTTGGCGAATAACCGCCTCAAGCACGTTGACAACCGACTCATCCAGCGCGATCTCGTAGACACCAGCGGTCAACGGGATAGACGCCTGCTCGATCGTCCACAAGTTCAGCCCGCGATTAGCCCAGTCGAGAAACAGCAAATTGAGCGAGCGGCGGGCCGAGGTGAGTTGGTACCCACTGGTCGCGCGCATGCCGCAGCGCTCAAACGCTTCCTCAACCAGGTCGTCAATTGACAGGTTGAACGTGGTTGTGCCCGATGTGGCCATTTAGCAGGCTGCTCCGCCTTTTTTGTAGCCCTTGGCCATCATGCCACCGCCCATCATGCCCTTGGGCTTTTTCTTGGCAGAGCCACCTTTGGACATCATCACGGGACCAGTAGTCTTACTAGGCTCGGACATCACTTTGTTTTTGGGGCCGCTCTCAACAGCACCGCCGCCACGATTGGCGCAACCCATTCCTCTTCCAGCCATATCAAGCTCCTTTTTTCATTGCACGGCCTTTAACGTCGGCCGTTTTACGCTTCACGGCACGACCCATCTTGTCGGCCATGTCAGAATCTTTCATCATCTTGCCGTCTGGCATCTTGTGCATGCCAACAGCGCCGCCTTTTTTCATCTTGCCAACGCCGTCGGCAGCAAAAGCAGGCACTGATTTGCCGCCTTTTTTGACCATTTTCATTGCTGCTTTCATATGTTCCGTCCTTTTTGCATGTCATCGAGTTTTTGCTCGATGCGGTTGAACCTCTGATCCATGTGCACAACGAGCTTTTCCACCCGATCGTCCACTTCTTTACGCGTGATGTGGTCCCTGGCGACCTCTTCGCGGGTGCGATTGAGCAAAATGCCCAGGCGCGACACCTCATCGAACTTGCTTTTAAGCATAAATCCCATGAGACCCACCACAGCGGTTAAGACCACATTCCATACCAGCATCTCCACTTAACACCTCCAGCGCTTACGGGCCTGACGAATCCTGCTATCAGGGTCCTTTGCAGCCTCTGGAAACTGCTTCATTTGCCCCTCAGAGCGGGCGCAGTACGACGCCCGTCGCTTGGCCTCTGCCGGGGAAGGTTTGGCCGAGGTCACAGCTGTTTTTAGCTTGCTTCCAGGGTTTGCCTTGCGGTACGCCTCTACGCCCTTTTTGGTCATGCCAGCACCTTCCTTGGTCGGGCGGAAGTTTCCGCTCTTGACCGAGGTTTTGATGCCCATGCCCTTTTTGGTTGCCATTACGCAGCCGCTCCGCCTTCAAACAGCAGTGTCACGCTGGTCACTTCTGCAGAGCCGAACGTGATGTAGATGCCGTTTTCAAACAAGATGCCCATGTCTGGAATCATCAGGTCTTGAGAACCGGCAGATGCAGGGGTCAGTAAGGACAAACGGGCCGTGCCGCTGCTGCCGCCATCCTTGAGGACGAGGGTAGAAGCGGTGGCCGTGTTTGTGAAATAGACCCCCAGCAGACGTGTGCGGCCAGAGACGGCCGCCGCAGACGCCGTCTTCTGTACCGACTTGATGTTGCTGAAGCTCATGGCGGCTCCCTATTAGCTCAGGGCAGCGCCAACAGCGGTGACCCAAGCGGAGCCGGTGCTGATGACCAGGCAGTATTCGTTGTTGCCAGCACCGTTGTCGTTGATCAAACGGACTTGACCGGCGTTGCCAGCAGCGGCAGCTGGCAGTGCGGCAGTAGCGACAGCGGTCAGTTTAACGAAGTCGGCAAGGGTAACGTCGCCGGTCATGTCGCCCTCAAAGCCGTTCAACGAACGTACTGGGCCGGAGAAGGTGGTCAAGCTCATGATGATTCCTCACATGCGAGTTAAGGCACATCTGTCTGCATGTCGTCAGCCGGGACTGTCAGATGTGCCGGAAAAGCCCGGGATGGGCTCAATATAACCTATTTGCAGAAAAAGAAAAAGGGGCACAAGGCCCCTTTTTCTCGTTTTTCCAACCGCTTATGCAGCGCCGGGAGAACCGAAGATGCCGCGTGGGTCGCTGAAGCCGAAGCTGTAGCGCTCACGAGCCTTGTAACGGACGTTGCCGGTGTCAAAGTCGCCTTCGAAACCAGTCTTCAAGGACACGCGCTCAAACATCTTCATGCCGTTAGGAGCGTCGGTCTTGATGAAGAACGCGTCTGGATCGGTCAGGAAGTTGTTGACGGTGTAGCCTTGAGAGACCATGCCCATGTTGCGGATCGCGTTGATGTCGTTGTCCGCAGTGCCCACACGCAGTGTGGACTTGAGGATACGGTCAGCCGTGAACTGCAGCTCTTTGGGGATGATCAACTTCAAGCCTTGAACAGCAATCTTCAAACCACGTTCGTCGGTGAACGCTTGGATGTCGATCAGAGCTTGTTCCAAGGAGGTCTCGGACAAGTCAGCGGCTGTTGCCAGGGTGTTGGACAGGTTAGGACCCTGCAGTGTGGGGTGGTTGGTCGCGCACAAAACAACGCCGTCGCCACCGATGGAGGTGGTGAAAGCGCCGTTCAGCACGGCCGCAGCCTTAATCTGCTTGGTCTGAGCCATCGAGCGGGCCAGGGCCTTGGTGTAGCGGGCCGACAGACGGTCGTAGAGGTTGTCCTCAACGGCTTCTTCGGTCAGCGAGAACGCCAGGGCGATGGTCTCGTGGGTGTAACGAGCTGTGTAGACTTCCTGCGCCTGGTCGTATGCAACGCCAGCGCCTTCGGTCTTCACAGGGGCTTCACCAAAACCCGATTCCATCACTTCTTCTTCAAACGCGCGGTCCGAAGATTCGATGGTGTAAATCTGAGTGTGTTGGTTCTCGTAGTTTTTGTACTCAAGGCCGAACAGAGCGTTGAGACCTGGCTCAAGTTCCTTGACCAGTTGTGCGCGTGAAATTGCCATGATTAAGCTCCTTGACCTGCAACACCAGCACTGCCGTACAGGTGTTCATTGATTTTCACTACCACCACGGCATTGGTGCCAAAAGAGTTGCCTGGTACGTCGAACAGACCAACAATCTTCAGGTTCAGTGCAGCAGTTTTTGCGATAGTGGACGAGTCCAGTTCCATGGTGGAAACACCTGTGGTGGTGCTGCCGCCAGTGCCCACGACGTCAGCGTTAAAGCCGACTTGGGTCTGGGCCACGGACTCATCAACCTGGATCAAGAACAGCTGAGCTGGATCGTCGATCACGTCGGCAATGATCTTGCCAGCGGTGATGTTGACAGAACCAGGGTAGTAGTTCTTCCAGGTGGGTTTGCCTGTGGTGGGGTCAATGTAGTTGCAGCCGTTAAACACGCCGACAGCTGCGGTGTGGGTGGCGGGTGCGAACTTGACCAAGTAGCCATCATAAATGGTGACGAGGTCGCCTTGGTAAATTGCTCCGGACTGGTTATCAGCAATTTCGTAGCCGTACTGAGCTTGAGCACCAGTGGCCGAGAGATTGCCCATAGGACGCAGACCGAAGGCTTTGTCGATGTTAGCCATTTGTCATTTCCTTAAAAAGATGAATTTCGTCAGCTCTTAGTGGAGCCGCCGAACGATACGCGGGACTGGCGAGTCGGACGCTGAATAGTCATGCTGTTGTGAGCATTGGCCTTCATCAGTTCGTTATCAGCCGCCTGCAGTTGGTCATTCGCTCGATCGCGGTAATACGCATTGCGCTCTGCAACTGTTTCGTCCGGGATACGGGCTAGAAGAAGACCTCCCACGCTGATCACGCCAGCATGTCGGCCATCGTCTACTGTTGGGACGTGATAGTCGGGGTATTCGTCCCCACGAACCAGCTCATACCCCTCACGGAGCTTTCCAGAGATGTTCGTGCGGTCGTCAAAACCACCGGCTTCAGCTCGAATCCAACGGTGCTTGTATCCAGGAGGCGCAGGAGGCGCATCCAGACGTGAAGGAGGTGCCCAAGGCTTACGTCGCGCATCTTTCTCCCGGGATTCGGCCCCGCGAGAAGTGCGATTGAGGGTAGGTAATTTAACGTCTGACATGGTTCAATCCTTTACGTATTTAGCGTATTCCTCAAGAGGAACACCTAATCTTTTGGCAATTGCAACTTGACTTGGGGTCAGTTTGACAGTGCGGCGTGCGTTGTTAATACCCGATGATCGGGATGCAGGTGCCACCGTTTGCACGTTTCGGGTGGTTCTGTTAGTTTGCGCTTGAGGCTGGCTTCCCAATTTTTGAGGGAAGGCCTGCTTTAGGCGGTTGTCTAGTTCATCATAATACTCATTGCTCGCGGGGTCAAATCCCTCCACTTGGATAAGTTGACGGTGGATGCCCCACGCAGCATGAGTCATGGCGGTATCTCGGCCGTACCAAGGATTGCGTTCGGCCCAGTCCTCTACGCGAGGATCAATCTCCTGCTGCACTTGCGCCTGTGGCTGTTGTGCAGCTTGTTGTGCAGCGACCTCTTGCTGGTAGTTCCACGCTTGCTGCTGCTGCTCCCGCTGCTGCGTGGCGGCAGTGATTTGGCTCTGCTCCAGGGTCAGCGCTGTTAAGCGCTGCTGAGCCTCTGTTTCGGTATCAATGTCGCCTTCTTCACGGGCCTTGCGGATGATCTGCTTGAGAGCAACGACCTGCGTCTGAATGCGGCCATTGGCCTCACCCAGCCGCTCACTGTCCACCGTCATGTACTGCTGCTCAAGCTGCGTAGCACGTGCTTGGACATTCTTGGCGTACTCCAAAGCCGCCTGCTCGCGGCGCTGAGTCTCGCGCAGGCGCGCGGTCAACTTGTCAATGCGTTTTTTGACGCCCTCGCTGTACTGATCCAGCTCGCTGCTCGTTTGGGCAGTAGAGGTCTGTTCTACAAGAGGCGCTTCCGGTTTGTCCAGCACCTCAGCAGCACCGTCCTCCCCAATGGATACAGTGGCCGGACTCTCGTCCTCGCCTACTTTAAATTGCAGCTCGTCATTCATGCTTTTGCTCCTTTACATGTGCAGAATATCTTCAGGACTGTTTACGACAGCCAACACTTCGTCGTCATTCAACAAACGAATCTCACCTCCGTCGATTGGGATGCGAGCACCCGCATATCGGCCGAAGATGATCCAGTCACCTGCCTTGCACCACGGGCCGTTTGGAAATTTACTTCCGTCGGCGTAGGCAAGGTCCCCCACTTTCAAAACGTACCCGCACGTGGTGCCAAGCTGTGTCTTGCGCTGCGTTTCCTCGGCCAAGACGATGCCGCCTTTGGTCTTTTCCGCGCCGCGATAGGGGAGGATGGCAATGCGCCACCCAGAGGGTGTTGGAATGGTGTCGATGACCGACTGTTCGAGCTTCTCGGGGTCAAATCCGAGCTCGGTGTAGGCGTCTTCAAGAGCAGGCGGCTTATTGGCTGCCTCCTCGGCCCACTTACGCTCTAAGGCGGTCATGTTGATTTCAGGGATTGCGGTTTCCATGGTCTTCCTTTCACTTGAGAAAATCGTCGACATCGTCAGTTACTTTTTTGAGCAACTCTTTCACGGAGTCTTCAACCATTCTCAAACCCTCAAGGCGACCCATCATGAAGCGATAGCGCTCCATGTCTGTGATGGTTCCGTTCAGGACAATCTGTTTGGATTGATCCTGGAGTTTCCTGATTTCCTTCAGAACTGCTTCTGCAAATTCAAGCATGGTGGTTTCCATGAAAAGCAGGCGGCTTAAAGCCCCGCCCGATAGCATTCACTGACATTTCAGTATATCTTAACTGGGCGGTTGCCGTCTTTTTTCTTTACAACCATCGCAGGGCCCTGCACACCGGGCGGGGACTTGATGACGTCGCCGCCCTTGGCCATCTTGCGAGCCTTGCCCGCCTTGTCGTAGGCAATGGCCACCGCCTGCTTGACGGCAGCGGACTTGCTCTTAGGCTTGCTGGTGCCGATCGTGCCGTCCTTTTTGTAGTCGCGCACGATCTCTCCAATGTTGCTGCTGATCGTCTTTTGGCTGGAACCTTTTTTAAGCGGCATACTGGCCTCCGGGTTGGTTGAGTTTGGCCTGCTGCAGTTGCAGCTTCTGGCGGTTGATTTGCGTGTTCTCTTGCTGCTTTTGTTGATCCAAAGCCAGGCGCTGCTGGTCGATAACAATCTTGGCTTGGTCATTTTGAGCACGTTGTTGAATCTCAGCCTCTTTGAGCTTGACCAACGGATCAGGCCCCTCGTTGCCGCCAGCCATTGTTTCCTGCATTGTGCGAACTTCTTGCATGTACACCGCGATCTTGATCGCAACCATGCCTTCTTTCTGGATAGCAGACACCATGCCGTCCGGGTCGTTGCCATAGGCCTTGAACAAGTCCACTTCCACATCCTCTTCTGCCTTCAGGCGCATGTGTTCCAGAATGTGCTTTTGCAATTCGGTCGCCGCGAGTGGGTTGGCATGCAAAATAGGCGAAAGACCCATCATCAAGTGCGTTGCGATGTGCGCGTCGTGCTGCTGGCCGGCGAAGGCCTTGAGCTTCATCCCATTGAGCACGTCACTGTTCTCCGACGCTGGGTCGCGAGGTGAGTTGGTGTTCTGCGGCAGCAGCACGCCGTCGATGTCGCGGATATTGAGCGCTGCATACATGCGGTAGTAGGCCTCGTACATGTTGTGCATGTTCGGAGCGCTTTGGGCCAACTGCAACTGCATCTGCGCGATCTGAATGCGCTGTGCGGAGCTGAAAATGTTGGGGTCAGCAACAGGCTGCACGCTGACCAT